ATAGATATATTTTTGCAGTAAATTTTAATGAGTATATAATTCTTCTTCTATCTGTCAATGCGCCTTGATAACTATCTTCATAATCAACACTTTCTAATATAAAAGGAATATCTCTTTTCGTATCCATGTAATCTTTATCAATAATCATAGTGACTGTATAGTCTGGTTGAAAGTATGGAAGTATTTGTTCTATAACTTGTAGACCGTCATCCGAAGTTGCAGTAAAAACATTTAATTCAAAACTTACATCATAAGGCACAGGAGAGTATTGAGTATATACTTTCTTTTCATCGCCACTAGCATTTTTAGCAACACTATACTGTTGATTTTTGTTTAGTTTACGAGAAGGATCATAAGCATAACCAGTGACATCAAATGACATTCGAGGTAGAGTAATCGCCACGCTTGAATCGTCTCCAGTTAAATTTGCATTTTGATCTAGTCTTGCAATAAATTTTTCTTTAGGTGCATATGATAATGGCACTCTAATTTTTTGCAAAGGATTCCCGCTAGAATCCAATCGTCTGATATTGATATTATTAAATATCGTACCAAATGCAATTACAGTATTTCTTATTGATTTATGGTAGAAGTGTTGTCCAAACATTATTGTCCTTTATCTGCTATCTTACCTTTATTAGGTCCTTCTTTAATTATATATTTCTGTGTGCCGTTTGCACCAGCATTTACTTCTTTTTTTAAACTTCTTGATAATTCCATTTCTTTTTTATGCTTGTTTACTTCTTTAGTATGTTCGTTCAATTGTCTATGTCTATCTCTTTCCATAATTTCTATACCCGTATCCTTTTTTTCTATCACCATATAATTTCAACCATGACCAACTTGTCAATGCAGTAGAATAGTGATTGATTTTTTCTAATATATATTTAATAATCATCAACTTCTCCAAAAGGATTTCTTTCGCTGAAATCTAGTATATCATCAGCAGTTGATGATGTGTTCGTACCTGCAGCAGTTTCAAATGCTTTACCTTGATCAACAGGTTGTTGTGTCGCCATAGTAAATTCTTCATTGACAAGATAATTAATATCACCTATATCACTTTCAATTACAATTGATCCAGAAGCAGATGTACCTGTTTCTAAACTAAACTGAAAGTTCATTGTATCTGTTGACAATGCGTCTTCAACAGCGTCAATAGAAGCAATACCTGTATCGATTCTTTCCGAACTGTACTCAAATTTAGTACAAGATAATTTGTAAACAGGCAAAGCACTTTGTTGATAGAAAGGTTGTTCGTGTTCAACAAACTGTATCTCAAAGAATGCTTTTGTTGTAGGGAAATAAACTAGATCACCTTCTTGTGGTCTTTCAGCAACTAGATCACCATTGTTAGATACTAGAGTTTCCCATCTCAATTTTGAAACAGTAAACTTAATATCATCTCTTAATTCTAAACCAAACTTCTTGATTATCTCTTGTTCACCCATGTATCCATCAGTATTATCAACATACATTTCTATAATGTACGAGTCATCAAAAGATGAAGCAGGGTCCTCACCAAAGATAGTATCTTTATTTGCTATCTTTCTCGGTAGGTAAAAAACATCTTGACCATATATCTTAAGCTGTTCTATAATTAAGTCTTCATATAGTCTTTGCTCAGATGTAGTGCCAGTGCTGAAGTAAGTATTAGTTGGCATTTAGTTTTTATCCTTGTTGCATATGTGCAGGCTCTTCATAATTTAATCTAATCTCTTCCTCAAGTTTTTGTTGCTCTGCGATTGCCGTAGAAAATAGTTCAGGTCCGTTAAGTGTAACACCACCTAACATTGCTGTACCATTAAATTTCGACAGGTTTTGTCCCCATTGTCTTTTAATTAATGCTGTAGTATATCTTTTCAAATAGATATCATCATACATATCTGTATTGTCATCTGGATTTAATTTTCTGAAAACTTCCATAATTAGATATTCACCTGCTGTGATATCTCTTGACCAATCCATATCAATGAATAATTTATTTGATAGATGATTAAATCTCATTGGTTTTTCACCAACTAATATATGATCTAAAAAATCTAAATGACGCATTGTCATTTCATAATGTACAATACTTGTAGATGAAAAATCATATAGATCGTTTAATCTTAATTGATATCTAACATCAAACATATTTAAATTTGCTCTGTCAGATAAAGGAAATACATTTACAACAGAAATTACTGAAGCAGGAACAACAAGAAAATTAGCTCCTTGTTTCCATGCCGTTGTCACACTACCTTGTGTGATTGATTCAGATGTATCTGTCGTCATTCTAGTGACATCGGCTTCAGTCACTAAATATTTTAAATACATTCTCTCAACACCATCTGTATGATATTGACAGAAATATTGTACTGCCTCGTCTATTCTATCATCAACCTGATCGTCATCAACGTTTATGTCGATAACAGGTTTACCCAATGCTCTTAAGCAGTATTCTTTTAATGTTGCTTTTGTACTTGGTACAGCCATAATTTTTTCCTTGTAATACTATTTAGTTATCCTAGAGCGACTGCTTGTGCGATTGCAAACGCCTTTGTTGCTTTACTATCTAAAGCAGTTTGTATATTTCCTGTCACACCATCTACATGATTCAATTCAGTTGCAGAAGCAGTTATAGGTTCACCACTTAATGCTAAAGTTGTCATACTTACTGTTCCTAGACCTGTGATACCACTTGAAGCGTCAAGAATAACTGCCTTACTAGCAGTTGCTGTTCCTGCCGTCACACCATCTAATTGTGCAATTTCAGTACCAGAGATTTCAGCGTCACCTACAACTAAAGTACCACCTGACAGATATAATTTACGCCAAGGTCTTGCAGCTGACCCTAGATCATAAGTTGATCCTGTTGTTGGCATTAAGTCTGCTGATATTTTATTTGTATCTAGACCACCACCGACAGTAGAAAGTTGTACAGAAGTTAAATTTTTAAAGTTTAAAAACTCTTTAGTTAATTTGTCTAGTGAGTCGATTGATTTCAAAGACTTCATCTTGTCTTTGTCTAACTCATTGGCAACTTTCATTTCTGAAATATGCTGAAGCACTTTATCAACCATTTGAGGATCAGCTTCTATATCTTTAGCAGAAGCATTCATTAAACCTTGAACGGCTAAAGAACCTGCCTGTCCATATTTTTCTTCTACTAGTTTCTGTGCCTCTAGAGTTTTAGCGTCAATCTCAACTTTTGGTTTCTCTAAACCAGAGTCGATCAATAATTTTTGTTTTCTTTCTTCTTCTAGTTTCTCTTGATTGATTTTTTCTTGTTCAATCTTTTCTTCTATAATCTTCTTCTCAAATAATTCAGATAAAACATTTAATCTTGCCTGTGCTCTTTTCTGTTTTTCTTCTTCTGATAATTCATTGAAAGATGATTCAGAAATGGCTTCTGTATTTTCTACTTCGATTTGTTTTTCTGTTTTAGGTTGATCAATTAAATCACCAAACATTTCTTCTAAAGCAGATATCTTGGCGTCTTCTTCTTTTATCTTCTTATCTAAATCTTCTTTTTCAAACTCTACATTGTTAAGAAAGGTCTTTAGTCCTTTTTCAAGGTGCCATTCACTTATTTGTTTTTCAGGATCGATAGATAGTTGTTCTGGTTTTCTATCTCACCTGCTAATCTTGCTTCTTGTAGTTGAGTTATCTGTTGTTCAATATCTACATCAATCTCTAAATCGCCACCTACTTGTTCAGTTTTACTTTTTCTTGTAAACCTGGCCAGTTGCTATTGATGTATCGTTTAGTTGACATAACTATCTAGTCACGCTTGGTGTGACTGTTGCTCTTCCTTCAATTCTTCTAGTGATGATACCACTTGAATCAGTTTGAGTTAGATCCCAAACATATCTACCTTCAGAAAGACCTGAGGTAACTGTGTCTGTTAATGTTATTGAACAAGTACCGTCTGTTGCACTTACGAGAGCAGTTGTGAAAGAAGTAGCACTAGAAGACAAATGAGTCTTTCTTAATTTACTTGTGATTGTACTTCCTGTTAAATCTACGACTGTTCCTGTCGAATCTTTGATAGTCAAAGTTTCTGTATAGTCAGCGTCCTGGTCAATAGTGATATTTTGTATTGTTGCCATTAGTCAAATTCCTATATATTAAATCTTTCTTATATTTATAAGATATTTGAATGTTACTATTATCTTGCGTTATTAGGTACTTTATTAGAATTTACAAAAGG